GGTGGCGGGGTGCCGGGCGGCACCATGGCTGGCTGGTTGGCCGCGCCCGCGGCGTTTTCCCGGCGGGCGGTTATGAACGCTTCCTCGATCGTGCCGCCGTCGCGCGCCTGCACCTCGGCGGCGGTCACTGGCCTGTAGGGCACGGGTGGCGGCTCTTCTCTGCCCGCCGCGACCTCGCGCGCCTGGGCGGTCGCCGCCGTCGCCCGCGCCGTGTCCCTGGCCTCGGTGGCCGGGCCGGGCGCCGTGGCCTGGTTCACCCGCTGGTAGAGATCCGACGCCCGCGCGTCGGTGGCCGGGTCCGTATTAATCACGTCCCCCGCGGCCCTGACGGCTGTCTCGACATCGGGCGCGTCGAGAACCGGCTTGATCACGTCGGCGATGGGCGGCGGCGCCGTTCGCGCGCTCTCCGCGATGCGTTGGGCGGCGTTGACCGTCGAGGGGATGACGAGGCCGGCGACGAATCCCTCCAGCGCCGCGTCCTGGGTGCCGTCCATCAGGCCGCGCTTCGGATCGAAACTCTGCTGCGCGACGTAGTTGTTGACGACCGTGCCCAGCGTGTTGCCGGCGGAGAACTCCACGCCGTTCTGGCCGAGGTTCACCAGTGTTTTGACCAGCCCCTCGCGCAGATCCATCGGCACGCGCGGGATGATCCTGGCCAGCGGTATGGTCATGATGATCGCCTGGCCCATCGCGGCCTGCTGCGCGGCGGCGTCTGCCTGTTCGGGGGTCTGACCTTTGCCGATCGCTTCCTGGTAGGTGGCGTCGTAGGTCTGCGAGCCGACCGCCGCCATGCTCGCCAGTATGCCGCCGCCGGGTCCACCCACGGCGGTCCCGAGGGCACCCGCCGCCAGCACGGGACCGGCGCCGCCGATCATGCGGGCGATGCCCGTCTGCCGCCCCTCGAGCGCCGGGTCGACCGGGAACGCGCTCTGACCAAAGCCCTGCACCGCGCGCCCGGCGCGCATCAGGGCATTAGGCTCGCGCGCGTCCAGTTCATCCTTCGCGCCACCGAGATCCGCGCGTGCCTTGGCGCGTTGCTCGGGGGACAGGTACTGGTAGCCGAGAGGGTCTTGCTGGTCGGGGACGGTCTCGCCGCGATCGATGGCGTCCATCGTCGCCGTCTGCGCTCTGGCCATGCGCGGCCCGGCTTCCTGATACGTGCGGCCCGCGCCGCTGATCATGCCGCCCGTGCCGCCCACGGCGCCCTGCGCGAGGGCGTTCACGTCGGCGCCGATCTGGGTTTGCGGCCCGCCGATCGTGGGGAACCCGACCATGCCTTCGACGCCCATCGTGGGCGGGGGCGCCTGCGAATAACCGATCTTCGACGCGAACGTATCGAACGGCATGTCTTTGTAGAACTTGTCGTGCAGTCCCTGCGCGAGTTGATCGTCCGACAGGTCATTATACTGCGGGAATTGCTGCCGAACCGTCGCCATGTTGAGGTCTGGCATGGGCGTTACCTGATCCCGAGGGGGTCTGATTTGGGGTCTCCACCCGGTTTCTGCCCCAGACCCTTCTGCCTCATGATGTCGGTCAGCGTCGTCCCGGCCTTGGCTTTCGCGAGTTCAGTGAGATCGTGTTGCGTGAACGGAATGACCGTCTCCAGTGTATCCAGGGTCTTTCGCAGTGCGTCCTTTTGCGCCTGCGGTACTTTGGGATTGTCGAATACGTCGCGCATGCCCTCGGTGACGATCTGCCGGATCTCCGCCATCCGGCGAAGCTTGGTCTCCTGGGTGTCGCCTTCCTTGAGCGTGATGCCCTCGCCCATGCTTTTGGTGAACGACCCGGTGGGCGCCAGACCGGATGACTCGATGGCGGAAAGATTGCGCGAGAGACCGGAAAGCATGACATTGTAGGACTGCACGTCCTGCGCGGTGACATTATTGACCAGAGCCTCTTTGACCGCTCCCAACAGCGTGTGGCCTTGTTCCCTTCCGGCGAACCACCCGGTGGATGTGTCGGCTGGCAGTTCCATGATGTTCGCCGCCGCCGCGACCGCCATGTTGGTCGCCTTCATCATGCGATCGAAGTAGAGTTCCGACCGGCTGCCCATGCCAGCGCCCGCGCCCTTGTTCGGCTGCGTGTTGGTCGGAATGAACGTGCTGCTGCCGTCCCGCATATTGAACCGCATGAAGCCGGGGATGGTGTTTTTGCCGCTCGGGTCGTCCGGATCGGGCGCGGTCGCCGCCTCAAACTTGTAGGTGCCGGTGCGCTCGATCGCTTTCAGGCCGGCGATCCTTGCTTCGACCATCGCCGCGCGCTGACCGGGCGTCAGATCCTTGTTCGCCGGGTCGTTGACGATGTCCTGGATGATGGCGGTGCGATTGGCCGCTTCCGACCCTTCCTGCGGGATGTGGTATTTCTCGTGGATAAAGCCCGACAGGATCTGTTCTTTGCTCAGGCCGGCGATCGTTGGCCCGCCGGGTGCCGCCGTCGCCGTTGGCGGCGAGGTCGCGGCTGGCGGTGAAGTCGCGGCGCCCGTCGCCGGGCCGGTCGATACCGGCGGCGGCACGGGACCGGTGCCCGTGTCCCAACCGCCCTGATCGATCGTTCCGGTGCCGTCGCCCGTGGCGGGTGGCGTCGGGCCGGTCGCGGGGGTGGCCGGAGACGTTCCCGTGATACTGCCGCCAAGCAGGCGCGTGAGGAACCGCTCGTCGGGTGTCGGCAAACCCGCTGTGAATGTCGCCAGGTCTTTCTGCGCCTGGAGCGTGGCGGCGCGATTGGCCGCTTCACGCGCGGTAAGCAGCACGTTTTCCTGGGCCTTCAGTCGCGTGTTGTAGCCGAATTCTTCCGCGCGACCGGCGCTGGCCCGTGTCGTGGCCATGGCGTCCGCCTGCCGCGCCGCCTCGGATTCCAGTTCCGACCGGCGCTGGAGGAGGTTCATGGCGCCCTCGTTTTGCTGCGCCTGCGCGCCGTAGTGCGCCGCGTAGTCGGACACCGCCCCGCCCATGCCGGCGAGCGCGTTCAAGAGTGATGCCATGCCCGTTCGCCTCTATTTTGCCTGCGCGGCCAGCCGCACGATGCGTTGCAGCACGTCGCCGACATAGGCCGATGTCGACTTGCCGTTCGTATCGACCTTGTCCTCTTTCCATGGAGCGGAAAATGCGAGGGGCGACATGTTGCCCTGGCCGGAGAAGTAACCGACCGCGACACGCGCCGGGTCGCCGTTCGCCCGACGATAGAGGTCTTCGATGATACGGCGCCCAACGGCGCGATTATCATCGGGATTATCGATCTTCTCGCCAGGTAGCGCGTAGGCGTTGAAGGTCGCGGGGATGATCTGCATGCCGCCGCGCGCTCCGGCGGTCGAGGTCGCCGGGTTGGCGCCACCACCGCTCTCCTGGCCGTAGATCGCCTGCACGACATGCTCCAGCTTCGCGTCCCGTGGCCCGGCTGGCGGCGTGGCTGGCGCGGCGGGTGCCGGTGGCGGCGTGTCGGGGGGTGCCACCGGGTCACGCGGCGGCGTGGCGTTCAGCAACGCCAGCTTGCGCTCGGTGGTGACCGCGTCGGCGTAGCCCGTGCCGAACCCCTCGATGGCGCCGCCGAGGGCGTTCAGCAGGGACATATCTGGCGTTTCATCCTATAATGTCCTATATTCCCGATGAGATTGTTCGGAGAGGTTTAATGTTCACTGACACGTTTCCCAGGAAACGATTGCCCGCGTGGCGTGATCCGGAGTTCCCGGATGTGCCGTGGGACAGTGGCCCCACCAGGAGGATGTCGAACCTGGGCCTCATGTGGGAACTGCAATCCAAGCGGGGGTTGCCCCCGATCACCAACCTCATGAACCCATACAAGGGTCGGCCCATCCTGCGATTGTCCTGGTGGGACAAGAAACAGAAGAAGGTGCGCGGCGTTAACATTCATGCCGATATCGTCATGGACCCGTACGACTGGAACCGTCTTCATCCTGAAGAGCGCCGCCTAGTCCCACACCGCCTGCTGCCGCGGGTAATCCTTTGTAGCCGTTTGCTCGCGCCCACGCCAAAGCGTCCCTGAGACGCCCCTCCGCGATCAGGCGGTGCCATAGTTCGTAGTCGGGACGCTGACCCAATTGCCCGCTGTCACGCAGCAGACGCAGGATCTCCTGCGAATGCGCGGCCTCGTTGGGGTCGTCCATCAGGCTGCGGTAAGCACCCGGCGCAGTGGCGCGACCGGCCTGTAGCCGCTCGTCCATGTAGCGCGTGGCCTGACCCTGGCCCTGCCTCGATGCCTCAAGACGGTTGTTCATCCCGAAATCGGTATAATCGGCATACTTGCTGTGGCTGAGAGTGTCCGCTCGCCCGATCGTGGCGTCTGGAACGATCCGCTTGATCTGGTCAGCCAGGCCGCTGTTCAGCATCCTCTGAACGGTACCGCCCTTCATGTCCTCATCCAAATTAAGGAACCCGGCGCCCTCTCCCGTGTTCGCGAATGTAAACTTGTTCTGGTCGGCGAGCCTGACCAGCGCCGCTGCTTCGGCTTCCGTCGTTGGTCTGCCGAGGTCGATCGTCACGCTGGTCGCCTTGCCGCTCGGCGCGCGGCGGTCCCAGTAGGTCACCGGACTCCCCGCCTGGAAGTCGTTCAGGCCTCGCACATGCGCGGCCATGTCCAGCGCCGTCATGGTGGCCGGGTCAGCGATCCGGCGCGGTGGCGAGGTCGGTGTCCGAGGCGTTGTTCGGGTCCCTACCTGTGGTCTGGCGACACTCACCGGATTGGTCTGCGGTGGCCCAGGCGGCTCGATCCAGCCGCCATAGCCGCCTTGCTGGGTCGCGCGATTGATGATCCCCATGTGGGTCAGTTGCGGATCGACGCCGCCGGGGTTCACGCGCCTCATGGCGGCGGTCCAGTCCTCGGGGGACATGCTGCCCGTCGTCAGGCCGATGCCGCCGCCGGGCACCCCCTCATACGGCATCGAGGCCTCATAGAAGCGCCCGAGGTCCGGATAGGTCGCGTTGGCGCGTCGTAACGCCTCCTCCGGGGACAGGTTAAACCGGCGCTGGAGGCTCTCCATCTTGCCGGCCACCCACGGCGCCGCCTGGATCTCGGCGGCGGTCCAGTTGTTTCGACCTCCCAGGTTTTTGGCGTTGGCGCGGTTCACCGCCTGGATCGTCTCATAGTCGAGCCAGTTATGCTGCGCCGGCCCGAATGCCTTGCTCCACTCCGCGCCGGTCACCGGGTCAGCGAAACCAAACGCCCTGCCATGCCAGATATCGTTCGTTCCGGTGGAACCGTAGGGGGCGGTCGGGTCCATGTGCTGGCGGTAAATGTCGGTCTTTTTGCCCAGCGGCATGCGCGGGAGCAACTCAGGGGTAAGCGTCTGTTCCGGGTCGTTCGGCAGCGAATTGCGGCCCGGGGTCTGATTGGCGAGGAACTCTTCCTGGGCGTCTCGCGCGGCGTTGAGCGTGCGCGCCTGCTGCCCGGTTCGCACGATGTCGGCTGGCGTGCCAGCCGCGCGGGAATTCCGCCCGAACGCGGCGAAGCCCGTGTTGGTGCCTGGATCGGCCTGCGCCGACGTGAGCGCCCATTCTTCCGCGATCTGGCGCGCCAGGATCGGATCGCCGCCGGAGAGTTCATTGATGTAGGCGTGGACCCTGAAATACCAGTCGCTGCCGCCGGCCCCGCGCTCGACCTGGGCGTCGAAGGCATCGCGCAGGCGCTGCACGTCCTCCATCGTCTTCGTGTTGGGCGGCGCGCCAACGAAATTCCCGTCCGGACGTTTGAACGCCAGGTGCGGGTCGGTCGACGCGACCACGGACGCTTCCTCGGGGGGGATGTTGCGAAGGCTGGGCAGGCTGGCGCTGCCGCGCTCACCCTTGCCGACCCTGTTCAGCGCCGCCACGCCGCTGTCCAACAGGCGCCCGCGCCCGGCCATGAGTTCATCATAGGCTTCCGGCGTCAGACCCAGCGTGGCCCCTCTGGCGGCTTCCACGCCCCTACCCTGGTCGAACAGCTCTCCCGGCCCGAGGCGGGACAGTACAGGCGGGGCGCCGGGTTCGACAAAAGCGGGACGCGCCGCGGGCGCGAAGTCGACATGCGGCGCGAACTCAGCGGGAGGAACGAATTCCGGCACCGCTGGCGCGAATTTCCTGGCTGCCAGAGGCCCGGCCCGGCGGAACGCGTTGGCGGCGAGAGCGCCCTCCGGCGCGGCCCCGCCCGTGCTCGCCGCCGGCACCACGTCGAGGGCGCCGGGCATCGCCAGAGAAGAATCCCCGCCAAAATATGGTTGCGTCTCGATCGGCAGGAAAGCGGCGCGGCGGTTAAGTTGTTCCGGATAGATGACTTTCCCATCCGGCATCTGAACCGCGCTGCCGCTGTCGGTTTCGATCCACTTCCCGCCTTCCGGCAGGGACACGCCTGGATGGCTGAGAGCGTCGGCGATCGGCGTCATGACATCGGCGGTCAGGAAGTCGCCAACAGCCCCCGCGCCGCGCTGGATGTTGGGCAGGATGTCACGCGCCGTGTCGCCCCAGGTGCGCTCCGTTGGCCCCTGAGACACCGATTGCAGCGTCTCGGTACCCACCGGGTTATCCGGATTCCATATGGGCCGGGTCTCCCGTGGCCCGCCGCCGAACATGCCGCCCAGCCAGTCCATCACCGACTGCGCCGCACCGCCCACGTCAACGCCGGGTTTGGGCGCCGCCTCGGCGGTGCCGTCACGGGGCCGCGCGTTGGGTCCCTGGAACCCCTCGGTCGACTGCCCGATCCACTGCCCGTTCGCGTCGTACTCATCGTAGGCCCGGGGCGGCGGCGCTTCGTTAGCGCCATTGATGATGCTCGCCATGTCAGCGGTTCATCATGCCCGGGGGACCGTTCAGCGGCGTGCCGATCGGCGGGCCGGGCGGCGGCGGTTTCATCCCCGTCGTGTCGCGGATCGCGCCGGAATGGATCAATATCTTGCGTTGCGCGTCGGGGTCCTGAATGGCGGCATGCACCTTTTGCGTGGCGTTCTGGATGCCTTGCGGCGTGATATGGAACGCCTTGAAAATCTGGTCTGTGTAAGCGTGCGTCGCGCGATCGACATCCGGCTCCGCGATCTGCGGCACCATCCGCGTGCGTTGCAAAAAGTCCAACGCCTTAAGCAGCAACGACATGCCAGCCGGTATCAGCGCCTGCGGCAGCGCGGCGCCGTTGGCCTTGTGATACAGCATCATCATGATGCCAGCGGAACCAATCGCGGCGTCGTTGATGGGGTCTTTACTCTGGCGGAACTGCGCGACGAGCGGCGGCTGTCCGTTCGGTTGCGGATCGAGCGCCGCGTGCATGCCGGCGACGAGGAGCCGCATGTAGGGGTCGCGCTGATCCGGCGGCAGCACGCTCTCGATCTCGGTCTCGATCTGTTGCAGCAACGGATTGCGGAGCGGGGTTTTTGGATCGACCGCCGCGCCGGGCGGCTGCTGGGTCTGGCTCATGCTGTCGCTCCCGTAACGGCTGATGTCGGCGCGCGGTTGATCAGGCCCGCCAGACCAGCCGCCGGGTTGCCCACGCTGGGCACGCTGCCGACCGGCGGCGAGTAAGCGACCGCCTTGGGCGCGGCGATGTTCGCCAGTTGCTGGTCGCGCAGTTTCGCGAGCGCGAGGTTGGCCTGCGCTGTCGCGTTGTTGGCGTTGGCCACGCTGTCGGCGGTGGGACCGAGGTTTTTGAGCAAGCCAAATCCGCCGGTCACGAGGCCCGATGCCAGGGCCTGGTTGTCCTTGGCCCAGGACGTTATTCCGTCGAATTGCCGGCCCAGCCAGGTGGATGCGTCACCTGTGACGTAGCTGTTGGCCTGGCCGTTGACGCCCGCGATCCATTTGCCTCCTCCCGTCTGCCATGCGGCGGGGGTCTGTGGCGGGGGCACCGTGTCGGGCGGGATCTGCGGGAGTACGCCGCCGGTCGGGTTATCCGGAGTAATAAGGCCCGTTTTGTCTGTCACAGCGGGCGCGGGTGAGTTGGGGTCAGCGGTTGCCCCGCTGACCACACCCGGCTTATCCGCCACCGTGGCGTTGTTCGTGTCCGCCACCGCGCTGATCTGGTTCGTGGCGTCGGCGGGGTTTTCCGCCATCGCGATTTGCGAGGTCGGTGTCCACGCCGCCTGCGCCGCGAGATCCGGCTCGCCCACCGCCGAGGTCGGCGGCATGGTGAAGTTGCCGCTGTCGACAATGCCAGACCCCGCGCCCGTGCCGCCGGTCGTGGCCGGCGTCAGGCTGTCGGAGAACGTCGCGCCTGTGTCGGCGCCAACCGTGGACGCCGCGTCCGTCGCGCCTGTCGCGCCCGTCGCCGCGGTCCCGCCTGGCGCGAAGATTCCCGCGTCACCGAACACACCCGCGCTCGACGCGATGCCGCCGATGCCGCCGACCACACCGAGGCCGAGGCCCACCATTTGCAGCGTCTTGTTCTTGGTGATCGAACCGACCGCGCTGATCGTCGCGCCGATCGCGCCGACCACGGCGAAACCAATCGTCGCGATCGACGCCGCGGTGCCGATCGCCGCGCCGGCTCCGGCGATTGCGAACACCGCCGCGAAAGCGGGGACTGCTGGCATTTAGGTTTTCCCCTCGGAGTGGATCAGCGAAGCCACCGCGACCCCGCCGCCTCCATGCGATAAATCACGCTGAATTCATCGCCGCCGATTTGCCGAAAGCCAGCCAGGCGATTGAATCTGTGCTGTCGCGTGTCGTGGTGCGGCGTGCGCGTGATGACGTGCCCGTGGGCCGCGAGGACCGGGGCGAGGCAGTGGCGGACATCGGTCAGGGTGATCGGCTTGTCCGGGTTAAACAGCACGAAATGGAACTCTGGCCCGTTGACCAGCGTGGCCCCGACCAGTTCGCCGCCGCGCTCGTAACCCTCGATCGTCCAGCCCCGCCAACAGCGATCGTAATGCTCGCGCGTGAGGTAGATCGTTGGCCCGACGACCTCCCAGATGCGGTCCATCAGCGTCACTGACCGCCCCCGCCGCCTGGATTGGTATTGGTCGGGTTATCCGCGGTGCCGGTGCTGAACGTCGGAGATCCTGACGCCGGGGTCGCGGTCGAACCCGGCGGACCTTGCTGCACCTGGTTACCCAGGTTCGACGGCGGTCCCGTCGCGCTCGGAGCCGATAAAGACGGATTGCCAAACCGCAGCACCGAGTTGATGTTCGTGTTGGTGTCGATATGGTCGAACATCTTCAGACCCTCGTTGAGGGTGTCCATGGTGTTGTTCAGCGCCGTCGCCTGCTGATCGGTATTTAAGTTCGGACTGATCATGAACTGCTGCATGTTTTGCAGGGCCTGCGTGTAAAGCGCCTGCGCCCCGGCGGAGTTTTGCAGCACGCGCTTATTGTCCTCCTGGATCTGCGTGATGCGTTGTTGCGCCTGCGAATTGGCCGCGATGTTGTCGAGCGCGCCGCGGTTGACCAACAACTGGGCCTGGAGCGTGGCCGAGTTGTTGCCTTGCGCGATGATCTGCGCCGACAAGGTCTGCTTGTCGGCCACGCTTAGTGACGTGTCAGCCTGGATCTGGGCGATCCGCTGTTGGCTCGTGTTGTTCAGCGTGGCGAGGATCTGCGCCGCCTGCGAGGCCTTATCCTGCAACGACAGTTGCGTGTTGGCGCTGAGTTGCCCAAGGGCGAGCGAGGCATTTGTCTGGATATTCTGCGCGGCCAGCGTGGTCGCGTCCTGCTTCTCCTGGTTCGTCAGGCTGGTGTCGGACTGGATCTTGGCGATCTGCTGGCTGGTCTGACTGATTTTGTCCTGCACGGTCAGTGACGTGTTGGACTGGATGTTCGCGATGTCCTTTTGGGACTGCGTCTGTATCTGCGCGATGCCGGTCTGGCCGGCGATCTGTTGCGCCTGCAATTTCGCCGTGTTCTGAGCCGCGGTGGTGTCCGTCGCCGCCTTGGCGTAGGTCGCGGCGTCGGCGGCGGCGATCGGCGTGGCCGCGCTGTAGAGCGCGCTCTGGCCGGCGGTTATCGCCTGCGACGAATTGATCAGCCCGCGTTGCTGCATCAGGTTGCGGGCGTTCGCCTCGGCTTGCTGCATGAGCGGCGAGCCGGAAGCGATGATGTTGCCTATCTGGTGGCTGACCGTCTGATCCGGCGTGACCTGGAACGCGTTCGGCGCGTTCGGGTCCGGTGTGACGGGCGGCGTGGCCGGAGGGGGCGTCGTCGGCGTCGGCGTGGCGCCGGGCGCCGCCACCGGAGCGGTGTTTGGCGGTGTCGCGGGCGTCGGCGTCGTCTGTGGCGCGCTGTTGATCAGGCCGTTCGCGGGCGGCGTGGTGGCTGGCGCCGTGCCGGGGATGGGGGGGATCACCGGAGGCGCCGTGGGGACATTAACGCCGGGGGAAAGTGAAGCGGACATCAGCCGGCCTTCCCTTCAAGCGCGGCCAGTCGCGCGTCGACTGTTTTCATCGCGTTACAAATTGCGGCGACGATCGGATCGATATTGATTCCAAGTATCGGATCGTCGCTGGCCAGCGAACCCGGCCCCTCGGCGTGCGGCGTGCCGATCGGCACCACCGCCTCGGGGATGGCCGTCTGAAGCTGTTGCGCCGAGAAGCCAATCTCGACCCGCTCGTGCGGCAGGCCGTCATAACTGAGCCTGCGGAACCGGATCGGCTCGATCGCCAGCACCTCGGCGAGGCCCTCGGTGGCCGGCGCGATGTCGGTTTTCATGCGTTCGTCAGAAGCCGGGATATACGCCCCGTTACCCTGCCAGGGTCCGAGGAAATTGGTGCCGATGCTGCCCGCCCCGGTGAACGGGAACGCGATGAACGCGCCGGTTCCCGCCGCCTCCGGAAACCATTGCAGCGTGTGGTTGGCGACCTGGTAGTCCCAGAATGAGGTGTTGTCGTAGGCGTGCCGGCGGTTCGTGGTGCCGTTCTCATACATCTGGAAGACGCCGCCCGAGGCGCCGACCTGAACCGAGGTCGTGCCGTGGACGAAGTTGCCGGTGACCGTGCCGCTGGCGTCGAGCGAGCCGGTTGTCATCGAGTTGCCGCTGATCACCCCGGCGCCGGTCACCGTGCCGGTGATCGAGATATTCCCGTTGATCGTCGCGTTGGCGTTGACCGTCAGGATGCCGGTGATTTTCGCCTGGCCGTTGAGATCGATCTCCGTCGCCGTCAGGCCCACGCTGTTGATCGTCATGCCGGCCCGCGCGACCGTCAGCCAGTTGGTCTGCACGGTGTTGGCGTCGTTGACGATCCGACCTGAGAACGACCCCGCGTTCGACACGAAGTCATACGTCTTGGCGTCAGCCGCGCCAGCCGTGTCGGTGAACAACACCCGCCCCGTGTTGCCGCTGCCGCGCGCCGTGAAGCTGGTGGCGGTGACCGTGGTCCCCGTCAGCGGTCCCGTGAGAATGCCGCCGACGAGGGGCAGGAACCCGTTTAACTGGGTCCCGACATAAACCTGGGTGGCGAGCGCGCCGACCGAGGTGCCGTCGTGATAGGCCTGCACGGCGGACCCATCCCACCCGAACGCCATGGCATGGCCTGGTCCGACGCCCGTGTAGGTCACGCCAGGGCTGGCCACTGATAGCGCGCCCGAGAGGACGCCCCCGGCGAGAGGCAGATAGGGGCCACCCAGCGGCGCTTTGGTGTCGACATAATGCCTGGTCGCGGCCATGAAATCCGTGGTTGGGTCGCCGCGCAGCGTCAGGTCCCCGGTCATCACGCCGCCGTCGAATGTCATCAGCGTGCCGTCCGCGAGCGGCAGCAAAAGGTTCGTGTTGGCGCCTGAAACAAACGTCGTTGAGAACGCACCGAACATCGACAGCCCGCCGTCGATCGACAGTTGCCCATCGGTCAGCGTCAGCGCCGTGCCGGAATCGTTCACGATCACCGCGCGCCCAGGACCGCCAGCCAGCGCGGGCAACAGGTCGAACGCCGCGGCGATAAGTTGGAATTCAGCCCGGATCGGAGCCGACGCGCCCGGGGTGGCGGTGCCGGGGTTGCCGGTCGGCACGTAAAAGACGTTGCTCACACCCGCAGACCCCTTCTCATGCTGTAATGATAAATGAACGAATTCACCGTGTATGGCTCTATGTAATTCGTTCCGGAGGAGACCTGGAAGCGGATGTTTTCCGCCGTGCCCGTAAGGTCGAGGTCAGTCGGCAGAAGGTCCGCCCCATCCCAGATAAAGTTGTCCCATATGAACGTGTCCCAAACCGAGATGCCGGTCAGCCTTAGTATCGCGTCGATGTCCGGAAGTTGCGCGATCTGAGAACTGCCATAGCCAAGCTGGTAGCCGAACCGCGTCTCGGCGTAGCCGGCGCCCTGGAATTCAATCGACAGGGCGCGATACCGCTTCAACACGCGCGGCGACCGTTGCACGTCCCAGATGGTCGTGAAATGCGCGTCGATCGGATCGAAGTCCAGGCTCGTGCCGATATCGAGGTGGTAGACATAGCCGTCCGTGCCGCCCGCGTAGGTCGCCTCGACCTGGGTCGTCTGGTTGGTCGTGTCGGTGCAGAATATCGCGTGCGAATACCGGATCAGCGTGGCGCCGAGGTATTCCTGGTTCAGCACCGAAACATACAGCGCATACCCATCCGCGAAATACAGCCGATACTGGCTTTTCTCCCGATTGACCGAGGACGCCAGCAAATGCCCGCGCTGACGCTGGATGAACGGCAGAATGTTCTTGGTCAGCGTCGCAGGCTCGAAATTGCCGAAATTCAGCGTGGTTTTCAGCGCGATCACGCCGAGATCGTCCATAATGAACAAATCGAACATATTTTGCACAGAATACTTCTGCGCGCCCACTCCGGTGCTGAAACTGACGAAATTGAAGTCGGTCGGATTGGTCCCATACAGCACCGAGAACGATCCGCGCAGCAGCACGGCGAGCGCCGCCGAGGTCTGGTCGCCCGGCAGCGTCAGCATGCCGTTGACCACGTCCCCGGTCGCGATTTCCCCGCCGCCGTCGACCGCCGACCACCGGAACGGCAGCCCGGCGGCGCAAAACATGATTGAGGAACCCTGCGCCAGGAACAGGTAGTTCTTGTGAGAGGTGACATGCGATGGCTGGTCGGGAACGGCGCCGGTTTTAATCGGCGCATAGGTCACGCCGTCGAATTCAAACGCCGGGTTCACGCCATCGCAGCCGTAGATCCGCCGCGTGGTCACCTGACCGCTGAAATTCGTCTTGGCGAACTCGTAACGCCCGCCCGGCAACGGTGCGATCGGCGCCTGCGGGCCGGTCAGGGTGACGGTGTAACCGCCGGCCACCGTCGCCGTACCGGTCAGGAACGCGCCGCTCGCGTCGGTGACCACGAAATCGCCCACCGCCGTGCCGGTCCAGGTGCCGCTCTGCCACATCACCCGCTGAAGCGTGGCGGTCACGCCACCCTGCGTCAGGATGGCGCCCTCGGGCGGTGGGGCGCCGCCCTGGCCGAGTGTGAACGAGACGAGGCTGCCGAACGGCACCGCCGTCCAGCCGCCAGGAGTCGCCTTCCAGAGGCCAGCGGCGGTCGCGGAGACGTTATCGCGGAAAGCGAACACCTGGTCGACGCCGTCGAACACCATGCCGACCACGCCGCGCACCGGGCCGGAGCCGGGCACCTCATGGATCAACACCCGGTAGGCGTCAGCCGCGGCTGCCTTGTAGACTGCGGCCTCTTTGAGCGTCAGCGCGACCGTCAGGGGCACCGCCTGACCGATGTAGACCCCGCCGGGCACCGTTCGCACGGCGCTTTGCTCATCGAACGCCCCGGTGATCCGGGTCAGCACCAGGTAGGGCTGCGGCGTGACCACGATCGCCACCACCACCCCCGTGGCGCCGGTCACGTCCTGGCTCACCGTCGAGCCGATCGGCGGCGTGGTGTTGAGGAACGCGCGCACCCGGAAGTCAGTGTCGAAATCGTCGGTGAAGTCCGTGGTGCCGACGCCGCCGCTCAGTTGCACGAGGCTGAAGGTCGCGCTCGATGGCGGGAACTGACCATCGTACCGCTCGTAGCCGTCGATCCGGCGGTAGCCGCCATTCTGCGCGCACTCAAAATTGATGACATCGCGCAACACACCCGGGGCCAGCCGCAGCGTCGGCGTGACCAGATCGAGGCCCCCGGGCTGAAACGCGCCCTGCACCGCGACCCCGCCAAGCTGCGTCTGGCCATACTGTACTTTGGCCCAGGCGGTGCGTTGCGCGGCGGCGCTCACGTCGAGGGATTGACCTGTTTCAGGCGGCTCTCGACCGGTGTCTGTGGCCCCGACTGCGCGTTGACGGCGTCCTGGATCTGGCGATGCACATCCACGATCAGCGGGTTGACCTCACGCCAGGGCTGCGTGCCCAGCACTTCGAGTATCTGATTCCATCGCGCGATGGGCAGCGTCACCATCGCCATCAGCGACGTGACATCGATTTGTGTTCCACTCACATTTGTCTCCTTGTTACGAACTCGCTATGACGCTCCATGTGTTGCCGTCCCACACGATCTTGCGGAAGCCGTAGTTGGTCGCGATGATCGGGTTGGTCACACCGTCGACAACGCCGATCAGCAATATGCCAAAGCTGCTGGCGTTGCCTTTGCCGTCCTTGATGGTGACCGTGTAACCCGGCGGGATAAACCCGGTTGGCGCGAAACCCGCCGGCAGCTGCACCTGGGTCCCTTCGTTGACGGTCTTGTTGATAATGATGATGTCCTCGTTGCCGCGCATGGTGTAGTTGCCCGACGCGAAGACCTCGACAACGTATTCCTTCACCATGCCGCTGACGTTGCCGAACTGGCCGCAGCCGTTGAGCAGATTATTGATCGCGAAATTGGTGCCCGGCGCGCCGGTCAGCCAGAAGTCCTTGTAGCAATAACTCGGCGTGAGGGTCGTGTTCGTCAGCCCGCCCGCGATGTTGCCGCTGGCGTAAACGAACGTCGTATTGGCCGCGAAATAGACCGCCGCGCAGAACGCCAGATCGGCGCCCAGCGTCACCTGACGCGCGTTGTAGCCGGTGATCGAGTTGCCCGAGATCACGCCGCCTCTGCAATGATACAGCATCATCGCGGAACCGACCGTCGCGGAGAAAGTGTTGCCCGTGATGGCGAAGTTGTTCACCACCGGGGCGATCCCCCCGGTGATGTTCTGAAAGGCGATCGCGCTCATGGTTTGCAGTTCACCATTGAAAACGTTGTTGCCGATGGTCATGGCGGTAACGAAATCGCCGTCCTGCTGATTGAATATCCGGATCATCGTGCCGGTGGCTCCGGTGCCGTCGATGAAATTACCGGTGATCCGCCAGTCCAGGTTGACCGAACCCGGCGCCAGCAGGCCGTAGATGTTCGCGTAGACATTGCCGCCGACGTAGTTGTTGGAGAACAGGAAGTCCTCGCACTGGATAACCCTGACCCCGTACTGGTTGCCGCACATCGCGGTCATGCTCACCGTTATCGTGCCCCGGTCGGCGCTGGTCCATGACACCGGGCGGGGGCCATTGCCGGAGCCGCCGAAATAACAATGCTCGACGGTAACGATCTGCGTGTATGCGGCGTAGCCCACGTCGATCGCCGCGATCCCCTCTTGCGCGGCGACGTAGTTGGGGTCCCAGCAACCCTGAATGTTGCACCGATGGATCTTGACCAACGCTCCATCATTGATGGTGATCTGGTATGGCATACGCCATATCCAGCAATCCTCGACCACCACGCCCTGTGCATTGCCGAAACGAATATGCGAACTGACGGATGTCACCCGGTTCGGCAACGATGTATCCGTCAGGCCATACATGGTGCTGTGCGTGATAAAGAGGTTGCGGATCGCCACGTCCCACGCCTGCGTGAATACGATGGTGTCGCCGTAGTCTCCCGTGCGGTGCAGCGTCGTGTAGTTCGGCCCGTCACCCTCAAGGTGCTGGCCCGCCTGACCGTGCAGTGTCGCGGACAGAAAGTAGGTCCCGGCGGGGAAATACACCGTGTTGCCGACCCCGGCGGCGGTCATGCAGGCCTGGATGGCGGCGGTGTCGTCCGCGATGCCGTTGCCCACGGCGCCGTAGAGCCGCACGTTGAACGTCCGGATGCGCGCGTCGACGTATTGTTTCGGCACCGCCATCATCGCGCCGGTCGGGTTGCGCGCCAGCGTGAGGTCGGTCGCCCCGGTCATCGTCAGCGCCGCCGTGTGCGTCGTTGGTCCGATGACGGTGCCGCCGGCCAGCGCCAGGTAGGGTCCACCCGCCGCGTCGACATCCGCCTTGGCCAGCGTGACCGCGCCAGACCGCGTGTTGAACGTCGCGACACCGATGTTGACCGCCGCCGCCGCGGCTGCCGCGAAAGCCGTCGTCGCGAGCTGGGTGTTGTTGGTGCCAGGCGCCGCCGTGGGCGCCGCGGGGATGCCTGAGAACGAGGGGGACGCCAGTGGCGCGCCGCCAACACCCGTGACATCCGGCAGCGTCAGCGTGACCGCTCCAGCCCGGGTATTGAAGGTGGTCACGCCCACGTTGATCGCCGCCGCCGCCGCCGTGACGAACGCCGTGGTGGCCAGTTGCGTCGTGCTGGTGGCGGGTGCCGCTGTCGGCCCGGCTGGCACGCCCGTGAAGACCGGAGAAGCCAGCGGCGCGCCGCCCGCGCCCGTGATGTCGGCGGTGGTCAGCGTCACCGCGCCCGTGCGCGTGTTCCACGTCGTCACGGTCGCCGCGACCTTGCTGTCGACGTACTGCATCGGCGCGGCCTGGAGGGCCGTCGTGGGATTGCCCGGCAACACCACCGGCACCGTGCTGGTGACCGCCGTGGCGTTCACCGCCAGGCGGTCAATGCCGCCCTGCACATGCGATATCGTCGCGCCAGCCGGAGAGACGATGTTGATCCGGTTGGCGGTGATGGAGACCCCGTAGCCAGCCGTGTGCAGCGTGAGGTGCTTTGACAAATCGCTGTTCGTGGCGCCGACCTGGGCGCCGAAACTCAGGCCCCCGGTCAGCGTGCCGCCCGGCAGCGGCAGGAACCCGCCCGGCCCGCCGATCGGAATGATCGAGGTCGCGATGCCCGCGCCCGTGTCGCCCTTGCCGTAATACAGGACATTGTCCTGTTCATTGAAGGCGATCTCGGCGGACGCGATGGTGCCAGCCGCGGGCGCCCCGGCGGCGCCGCCGACCGGTCGCCGCTTGATGCGGAGGATGTCAGCCATTACGGTGTCAGAACGTTCCCATGTCGAACGTCACGTTGTCGATCGTTCCACCCGTGATGACCACGGCGTTGGCGTTCTGCGTCGCCATCGAGCCGAGGCCCGCGACATCGGTGTTCGGGATGGTCGTGCTGGCGGTGAACGCGGAGACGCCGTTGCCTTTGAGGTAACCGGTGAGCGTGGTCGCGCCGGAACCGCCGCGGGCGACCGCGATCGTGGTGCCGTTCCAGGTGCCCGTGGTGACGCTGCCCACCGTCGAGATCGAGGCCTGCCCGGCATAGGCCGGGTCGATGTCGACGTTGTCGGCGTTCACCAGGATACGGTTCGCCGTGCCAATGACATCAAACGAGTTGCCGGTGCGCGTCAGGCCGGCGCCAGCCGTCACCGAGGCCTGCTGACTGAACTGAACCCATGTGATGGGCGTCGTGCCCAGCGTGCCGCCACCGAGGGGTGAGTTACACACCCAGGAACTGGCCGAGTTCACCGTGCCGTTGGTCACGAACACATAGGCCTGCGGCACCTCGGTCCACGCGTCCATGTCCTGGGCGCGGACCCAGGTGGCCGGTCCCGGCGTTGGACCGTGCGCGACATAAATGCCGTTGTTCTGAGTGAGGGTCTGGTCTTTCACCAACACGCGATCGCCCTCGATCATCGTATAGCCGTCGAGGGTTTGCAGTCCGGAGAGCGTGAGGTTCGCGCCCACTGACGCCACCGCGACCGCGCCCTTCGCGACGAGGCCCGCGCTGTTCTGGTCAACATAACTCTTGCTCGCGGCGTCCCCGGGGTTGACAGGGTTGAGCGGCAGATTGGTGATAAACTGGCCGTTCATCGACACGGGCGCCGTAGGAACGGCGAACTGGTCCAGGCGGATACTGCGAACAAACGCCGTCGTCGCCAGCGTCGTGTTGCTGACGGTATTAAGTTGGGTGATGCCCGTCGTGCCGGTCGGCAGGCTGGGCGTGCCGGTGAACAACTGGCTGTCGATCTTCGCGTACGTCGCCAGCAACGCCGTGGCGCCCGCGCCGGAGATCGTGCCGGAGACCGTCAAATTCGTGAACGTGCCGGCGTTCGCCGCCGTGCCGCCGATCGCGGGGGGCGAGGCCAGATACGTGGTAAAGCCCACACCGGAGACCGTGGTCGTCACCGACAGCGTGGTGAATGCACCGGTCGACGGCGCCGTCGAGCCGATCGGCGGCGGGGACGCCATGAACGTGTTCATGCCAGGCCCGGTGATCGTCCCATTGATCGTCACCACGCCGGTATGCGTCGGCGAGGCGAGCGGCGCGTAGGGCGCCAACAGCGTGGTGAAACCGGCCCCTGAGACGGTGCCCGAGGCGGTCAGGGAGGTGAACGTACCAGCCGCCGCCAGTGTCCCGCCGATCGCCGGAGGAGAGGCCAGCCAAGCCGCGAAGCCCGCGCCGGAGACCACACCCGAGGCGGTTAAGTTGGTGAACGTTCCCGCGGCGGCGGCGACACCGCCAATCGCCGGAGGAGACGCCAGCAAGGCGGTGAAACCGGCGCCGGAGACCACACCCGTGGCCGACAGGTTGGTGAACGACCCGGCCGCGGGGGTGGTGCCGCCGATGGCCGGCGGCGCGGCGAGGTAGCCTGAGAACCCGGCCCCGGTGACCGTGCCGGAAGCGGACAGCGTCGTGAACGCGCCGCCCGCCGGGGTCGTCGCCCCAATCGCCGGAGGGGACGCCATGAAGGCCACCATGCCCGGCCCCGTGATGGACCCGCTGATGGTCACGATGCCCGTAAACGTCGGCGCCGCCAGGGGCGCGTAGGGCGCCAGCAACGCGGTGAACCCGGCACCGGATACGACCCCGGTCGCGCTCAACGTCGTGAACGACCCCGCCGCCGGCAGCGTGCCGCCGATCGCCGGAGGGCTGGCGAGGAGGTTCGTGAAAGCCGTGCCGCTGAGTACGCCGCTCGCCGCCAGGTTGGTGAACGTGCCCGCCGCGGGTGCCGTGCCGCCGATCGCCGGAGGCGAGGCCATAAACGCCGTCATGCCCGGCCCGGTGATCGTGCCGGATATCGTTACGACCCCGGTGAAGGTCGGGCTGGCGAGGTTCGCCTTGGCGGTGTTCGACGGATGCTGGTGATCGCTGCGCGCCCAGGTCGTGCCCGTGCCGGTCGCCCCGGTGCCGTCCATGAGCGGGACCGACTGAGATCCCAGTCCCTGCCCGGCGATGGCGGCGATGACCGAGGCCGTGCCGCCCGCGCCACCTGTTCCCTCGCCGTAATAAAGAACGTGATCGACCTCGTTGTAGGACAACTCCGCGTTGGCCAGTGAGGCCGGAGCGCCCGGTGCGCCGCTGGTGCGCCGCTTGATGCGTAGGGTGTCGGCCATCTATCGTATTCCTACCATATGATGAAATTCCCGCCGTCGACGGTGTCGTTGTTACTGGCGATCACCTGGTTCCACGCCGCCGATTGCCTGCCGTAGGTGCGCCCATCGATCGGCGCTTCCGCGAAACCCGCGCCACCGCCACCGCCGCCCGTGCTGCCGATCGGCGCGAAATTGGCCTCGACCCATTGTTTCGGCACCGCTTCAAGCGCCTGCGTCGGATTGCCGCCGAGTAGCAGCGTCGTGGCGACCGTCACCGCGCCCGTGCCGCGTTTGATCGCCAGCGGGCTGGGGTAGACGACATTGCCGAGGTCGTTGAACCGGTTGATCAGGAAGTCCGTGCCGACGTTATTCCCGGTCTCGAGCTGCGTGCCGCCGAATTCCACCGTCCAGCGGGTGCGGCTCACGCCAGCCACCATACGGCGGGATTCGAAGAAAGCCGCGGTGCCCGGCCCACTCATCGTCCAGATCACGCCGGGCCAGTCCGCGCCGGTTCCCGTGACATAAAGCTTGGCGTCGGTGGGGCTGGTGATCGTCAGCGAACCGCTCATCACGTCGCCGGTCTTCAACACGAAATTCGAACTGCCGCCGCCACCGCCGCCGGGCGCGAAATTGTCGTCCACGTAGCGTTTGGTGACCGCGTCGAGCCGGCCCACGGGGTCGATCGCCAGCGTCAGCAGACCGGTCATCACGCCGCCGGCCAGCGCGAGGAACGGCCCACCCACGGGGGCCTTGCCGTCGACGTATCGCTTGGTCGCCACGTCCGATGGGTTCACCGGTTCGACGCCCAGCGTGAGCGGCCCCGAAATCAGTCCGCCGGTCAGCGGCAGCCAGAACGATTCCAGTTCGTCGTTGATATCGCCGGCCAGCGCCTCGGGGGCGATAAGCGGGAGTTGCGGGTCGAAGGACGGCCCATGCAGGACAAGCGTCATGCCAGCGCGGCACCCCAGGTGACCCGCGGCGCCCGGAGAAGCTGCAAGCGCGAATACATGCCCGCGTTTTCCTCCTGACCGCGCGTGTAGACCTCTTGCGCGGACTCATACTGGCCGTATTTCATCATCGTCCGGTAAACGATCAGCATGTGAAAGCGCGCCGGCAGGCCGAACGGCACGTCCGCGTCAGCCGTCAGATCCGGCGGCACGACGAAATAGTCTCCGGTGACGGTGTATTGGTCGTTCGGCGGCGGACCCAGATTGAGGCTCAGATCGGGGCCAATGGCGATGACGATCGGGCGCGTCTTCACGTTGCGCTGCGCCCCGTACATGTAATCGTTGCGCCATTGATCGTAGGGGATGTCATCGAGGTAGTTTTCGTTGACAAACCCGACCGATGTCGTGTGATCGCGGAACGTGTGTTCAGCCCACTTGCCTAGCCGATCGGCGACCACGCCCACCGTTCCCGGCCCGGTGCCCAGCGGGTAGCTGGCCTGCCCGGCGATCGTCTGGAACGAAACGCCGCCCCCCAGCATGTTGCTGGACCGCAACCAGTCCCAGTCGTCGTGTTCCATCACGATGTCGGAATAGGCGTCCTTGACCCACGCGGTGACCCTGCCGACGCTGCCGGTGGCCCCGACCACGGTCGGCAGCACCGTGTTGAGGGCGGCGAACGGCGCCACGCCGCAATTCATGATCGCCACGCGGCACATTTCGAGGTAGGTCACGTCAATACGTCCTGCGAATGACCTCGGTCATCCACGCCGGTCCTTTCGGGTTCGGATCGGACAGCACGGACACGGAATGAACCGGCGTCGTGAAGCGCGGCGTCTTGTTCTCTGGCCGCTCAGTGTCGGCGCCGAAAATCTGCGTGTTCACGGTGTCGACCTTGGCGCGCAGGATGATCTCCAGCACCGACCGGCGCACCGTGAGGTTCGTGGCCACCGGCAGCCAGCCCAATTCTCGCCAGCGCCCGTTGGTCATCACCTCGGCTGGCTTGCCATTAACCCACACGGGGAACGACATGGCGGCGTTCCTGTCAGTCGAGGGTTGCAGGCGGATCTCGATGGGTTCGTTCATGAACGCCAGCTCGTCGGCGTAGTCCTTGGCGATCAGGTCCTTGTCCGCGAGGATGATATCGCCATCGTAATCCTTTGGATCGGCGATGGGGTCGTATTGCTCAACCGCGACATCGCTGTTGTGGGCTTCTTTCTTCTGAAACGGCGGCATGTCTGTCTCCTCGGGAAGTGACGCCGCGGCCAGGGGGGGACGTGGACCGCGGCGCCCGCGCCATCAGCTAAGTTGGGGCCGGCTGGGTAGCTGACTGACGTTCTGGAAGACCGTCGCCGTCACGCCCGACGCGGTCCACGCGCCCGTGCCCGGCGTCCAGGGCGCCGCCGAGGGCGCCGTGCGGATCACGGTGTAGGCGAGCGCGCAGAAGTTATCCGGCAGCGGCGGGAACTGCGGGTCGCGCAGAAACGCGCCAACAGTCGTCGTCACGCCGGCCTGGGTCGGCAGGATTTGCCCCTGCGCCATCTGGATCGCGCCAGCGGCGTTGACGCCGAGGACCAGCACGCATGTGCTGTTCGGCAGCACCGGAACGAACGGTTGCCCGGTGACCGCGTCGGTGGTCGGCGTCGGCTGCGCGGTCTGCGCCGCCAGGGGGGTCGCGAACTTGCCCTGGATCGCGCAGTTGGTCGCCGCCGTCGTCGTGTAGGTCGAGGTAGCCCCGGCGACCACACCCGCGTTGGACAGGTTCTGTGTGACACCGTAATCAAAGTTGAGGGTAGCCATTTCATTCCCCTTTCAAACGAGGATCGTCGGATCGAACGCCCCGGTGGGCGAGAAATAGGCGGTGGTCGCGCCGCTCAGTGGCGTGGTGCCGCCGATGAACGAGCCGCTGATCGTCACGGTGACGAAACCGATCAGCGCCTGCCCACGCGGGAACTGCGGGAACCCGGCGGCGCCCGCCGACGTGCCGTTGGGGCCGGGCGCGAACGTCACGGTGCCCGCGCTGTCGGTGAACCAGCACCCAATGCCGAAAAACCCGGTGGCCACGTTGAGGCCCAGCGGCTTCGGCAATTCGGTGCCGGCGGCGATCGTCACCATGCGACCGTTGGCGCAGGCCGTGTACGCCGACGCGCCGATCTTCGCGGTGGTGTTGTCGGTCGTTCCGATCACCAGCCCGGCGGGTGTGAGCGCCTGCGAGGACATACGATCGCCGATCGGAATCAGGCAGGCACGCAGGGCATGTACCCACCGCACCTCCCTGAACCCGGCGAGGTATCTGTTCATCGTGTCAAGCATTGGATGTCTCCTTTACTTGATCACTCAGACCAATACTTTGGAACCGACGTTGCCGACCGCCATCCAGCCCTGATTTTCGATCATCACGGCTTTCCACCACGCGCAGCCGACGTAACCGCGCTGGCCCAATGGGTCAGACTTGGTTTTGTCGCCGGGCGGAATGAATGTCGGATCGAGCGCGCCGAGACCGCGCACCGCGATCTGGCCCCATGCGTCCTGCGCCGTGACGATGAACGGGTAGATGTCGATATTCGCCCCCGTGGTGGACGACAGCCCGGTGGCGCCCACCGCCGCGCCACCGTCCTGGATGGACGGCAGATCCGCCGAGGTGATGAAGCGGAACCGCTCGCACTTACCGATCTCGTTGGCGATCGGTGATCCGGACGCGTAGGCCTCGGCGGGCACGAAGTTGGGCAAATCCCTGATGTCAGGCTCAAGGTCGGTGTGGCTGTAAACCGTGAAGCCCTCGGCGACCGGGTCGGTGCCGAAATTTTGGCTCGCCTTAAGCACCTTGTTGACGGGCTTGCCGTGATTGGCCTGGAGGTTCCGCGCGATGCGCCGGATGAGGCCCAGCGACAGCCCGCCATTGGTCGTGGAGATCGATGTCCCCGCGCCGCCGTAGTAGACGTTGGTGCAGGCCCGCAACGCGCCGTAAGCGATCATTTCGTTGACGAACGTCATCCGCTCGCCAGCCTGTTCGATCATCGCCTTGGGGATGTCGTCCTCATACAAGTTGTAGGTCTTGTCTGAGAACCCGTAGAGGCAGCCGAATTGCTGCACGA